TATGCCTTTTTGAGAATTTTCAATTTTACTTGCGAAAATATCTTGAGTAAAACCCAGATGTAATTTCACATTTTCTTCGGCATTATCTGGTCTTGGCTGAAATAAAGCTGTCGCATCAACAACATTTTTTGCCGGTGTTAGTTGTGGGTGTTTAGGATCAAATTCTTCTGGCTCAACTCTTAAATTGTCATAGGTTGTTTTAAGTGATGTATAATTGACTTTAAATCCACTTATATCACTTATAGCTTTTGATTTTTTTCCTGTTGCATATTTTGCCATTAGATTATGTTCAATGCTGTTGGTTGCACTCGTAAACTTACACCATCATTATCACTAGATGCTGCAAAGCTAAATGATCTTTCATACATTTCATTTAACATTTGAAACTTGTCTGGTGCATATTTCATAGCTAATTTTGCCGATAATCCAGCACATATGGTATCACTCCAACGATAGGGTATATCTGTATCTTGATTTGATGCAGTAATGTCCTCTTGTTGATTCATCGCCCAATAGACTAACGATAATGTAGATACATTTGGCACAGACCATAAATAAATAACAGGTGTGTATTGTCTATCAATCATATATTGACTTGGTTTACCTGCATTTGTTTTATTAGGTATTTGATTATATTCTTGCAATGTAATGGTATTGATTATCTGATCTGTATTAGATGTGCTATCTCTAACGACTACATCAAGTATATCAATCGTTCCTACCGGCAAAGTATAATTAGCTGTGCCACTAACTAACGTCAATGTGTTTTGAGTTACTGTCCAATAGTTAATACCACGATTAGCAAACTCTGAAAAAAGCAGATTTAAACTTCTTCTTGCAGACCTAGCATGATCACCTGTCCTTGTTTGTGGATCTATACCACATCTTTCAAATGACTCTGCTATAACTTCTTCAACATTGGGTCTAAAAGTAACTGTTCCACTTGTTGCCATAATTAATCCTTATGTAAAGAAGAATGTCATCATATCTGCATGGTCTACTGTATATGAAACACTCATACCACTACCAAATAATATCCCTGATTCCGGTATTGTTCTATCTACAGTATCGTTAGCAGTTCCTATAGTTCTAGCTGTGAATAATGCAGTTCCTGTTTCAGGTGAGCCATTGAAGAAAGATATAGTACCAGCTGTACCACCGGACACTATTGACATACCCTTGAGCCGGACTCTTGCACCACCACCTATAGCTTGACCACATAAAGTGCCTGAACCCACTTTTATATTAGCTGCAAACTTTGCTGAACTTTCTACTGCTGACACTGTTAAAAACAATTTAGTACCAGCTACTGCTTCTGCACTACCTGTTGATGTAATCACTTCAGTTTGTGCATTACCAAAAACATCTGTACCAGTAATGGTATTTGTTTTTGCATTATCTCCAGTACCAGTTGTAGTCACAATAACATTTCTAGCTGCACCTCCAGCAAATGTAGTGTTAGCCATAGTTGCAGAAGTATCAGGTCTAGCTGCAGTAACTAGCCTATCATCATCTGAAGCATTTTCATCACTAACTGTTAAGGCACTGACATCGGTTTCATAACCCATAAAAATCTCCTTATAAAAGTGGGGGAAATTAATCCCCCATTATATTTTATTCAAATATAGTTCTGCTAATGCACTGATAATGTACATCTACTGCTTCGGCTGCTGCTGCTCCTGCTTCAATACCGATATAAGGTATTAAATCAACATCATCAGTCATAGCACCTGATTTAGTTGTTCCACTTGTTACAGCAGTTCCACCAGTTGAACCAGATGTAGTTGTAATATTATACTGTATACCATCAACAAAAATAGATAACTTTCTAGCTGAATCTATTTCAATTTTAAAATGATAAATAGTGTTTGCTGCTACTGTAATTGGTAAAACACTTATAAAATCAGTACCACCTATACTATGTACAAAATGCCACTTAGTGAAGTCAGTAAATGCTTCAGAGTTTGTCGCATCAGTTTGAAACTTAAAAAATGCTTGGTCATCATCAGTGGCTACAAGTTGATCATTTGTTAGCTTCAGACCTGCCCATAATTTTTGATTGTCAATAGCATTTGTATTAATTGAACACTCCCAAACTGTTTGGTTTTCTGTTCCCCACTTAGTTCCTGTCCAACCAGTTTGATTACTGTCTAGATGAGGTAAAAGTAATGCTTGGTCTTGGTCAGCACCAGCTGTGGTTAATGTTATACCTGCTGCTGTAGCATTCCTTGTAGACAAAGCACTTGTCATATTAGTGCCTAATACCTCAAAGTTTTTATTTGCTAAAACATGGAGTGCAAGTGCTGCTGCATCGTCAGCATCAGGATCAATAATATTTACAGCATTTAATTTAGGTAGCTGTGTAAACCATTCTTCTAAATAATATCTGCGAGTATCTTTTGCTGCATTACCATGTAATGTTCTGTCTTGGATAAGACCTGTTGTAGAATTTTTACTAACAAGTTTAAGGCTGTCTTGTGATCGTAATGAACCACTAAAAGTTGATGTACCCATGTATATCTCCTGTCTTGGGTTAGTTTGCTCGTAAGCAATCAGGGTTTAGAGGAGGAGTTTTCCCCTCCTCTATCTTAATTTTTAAGCTGCACCTTCTGTACCGAAAATGCCTCTCCAATCAGTAAAACCGAAAGAATATCTTTCTCTTACCTTGTAACGTACATTACCGGTTTCAAAATCACCTTCCATGCCTTTTTTCATAGGACTTCTTTGGAACATTTTTAATCCGTCAGCAACGTCAGTTTTGATAAAGAAAGCATCGCTATCAGTCAATCTTCTCATAACGTGATAACCCTGTGGTAAATACCCACCTGATCTAATCGCATTAAGGTCATTGTCTGATGTGCCAGTTCTTAATTGACTTTCAAGTAATCTTTCTGCAACGAAAGAATAAGCAGTAGGAATAATCAACATTGTTCCTTGTGCTGCGATCCTAAGACCACGATCATCTTTCATGTCAGCAATATTAATCAGCATACTTTCTAAAGAAGTTTCTGATAAATCTGCTGCAGTTGCCAAAGTGTTACTTTGGTTACCATTTTGAGTTGGGTGTGCAGTACTCAGTAAAGAAACACCATCACCACCAGTTGTACTTGTCGCATTATTTAAAACATTTGCTGCTTTGATTTCTTTAGTAGAAGCCATAGACCTAGCAAGTGCCTTTGTATAACGTGAAGCGATAGAACCATATAATCCATCTTCTTCAGCTTCTTCAGTGACTGAAAATGCTAAAGCGATAGTTTCATGCTGGTATCTAGCAGTAAACTGTTGTGAAGCTGCATCATAACTAACACCAGCACCTTCATCTTTTGTAGGAGCAAGACCAAATCCTGTTAACAATACATCTTCCTCAAATGCTTTTTGAGATGTGTTGCTTTCAAAGACTGGAGTGTACTCCGGTGGATAACTGTCGTACTCTAAGCCGAAAAGGGTGTTCAATCCCGGCTCAAGCATTTTTGCAAATTGTGCTCTATTCATAGCCATTGTTTAAATCTCCCTATATTCCGGCACTATCTTTGAGCAGATGCTCATTGATAAGTACTTCCATTACTGCATTAGTGCCAAAAGCATTGTCTGCAGCTTCATAAAGACCAATAATCTTTGCTGTAGCTGTGCCATTTGACATTGTGCCTGATAATTCAAAGCCAGAACGACCTGTAGTAGTAGAACCAGCACCAGCAACTAGGTCACAACAGTTACCTATGTTAGTCTGGGCAGGTGTACCTGCAGATTGTGCTTTGAACACTGTATATGGATCATCATACACATAAGCAACTATATCAGTCGCAACTGTGCCTGATGGCCAATATTGTGAATAAACGTAAGAGCCATCTGTCGCAGTGTAAGATACTCCAGCAAAAACACCTATATTATTAACTTCTGTAGCAGTATGGGGTGTTAAAACACCATCTGCTATTAGAATAACAGCATCACCTGTGAAGATGTTTTCTGCTAATCCTGAAGCTATAGTATATTTGTTTGCACGAGAATAACCATTACCACTTAGATGACGGACTGGTTTTAAACCAAAAGCAGCATCAACATTTGCCATTTTTTTGTTTCCTTCTTCTAAAAGTTATTAATCATCCATGACAGCCACTTGTCTGCCACCACTTACTGAACTTTTCCTCTCTTGATAGATTCTTTGTCCAGTCTTTTGTTCCAGTGCATTAAGGTCTCCGGCTAGAGATTCATTTTGCTCTAAAGATTTGTTATGATGATAGTCTTTCATTGATCTATGCTTTTCAACTGGCATTTCACAAAGTAACATACCTTCAATCCCAATACATCCTTCCCATTGTCCGTGATTAATAGTCGGAAACAACTGATTTTTCACAGTACTAGCAGGTCTAGCTTCCCATCCTTCTCGCATCCTTTTATAGACGTTGTCAGGTGTGTCCTTTCCCTGTATTGACGTAGCTACCCATCGTTGGACCATACCGGTTCTAGGCTCAGGTGCATCCAACAAAGCTGGTGGTGTCCATGTTGTTTGAGGTCTAGACTCAACATCACGAACATTATCTCTGGATTCATTTGCTCTTACATTTCTTTCACTCATGACTAACTCCTTTTACTTTTCTGAATTTCAGCTGCATACTTTTTAAGACTCGCTTCATCATTAATTCCAAGTTCCCTAGCCATTCGTAATTCATCTGCTGTCATACGAACCCTGTTACCTTTGTAAACCGAGCCACCTGTAGAGGGTGCAACGATACTACTTTTTGCTTTTGGTCTACTTTCAGTAACATTCTCACTAGATATTAACTCAGGAAACATCTTTTGTAAACGACTACTTAACATATTGTAATAATCGTCACTTTCTTTGTCGTGTCCTTCAAGATCAAGCTGTACATCTATTGCTCTAGCTGCAGCACTTTCTCTTTCAAATCCCTCTTGATTAAACCAATCATTTTTTGCCCACCAATTATTTGCTTTTGCCGGTATGGGTTTAGGTTGTTGTTGAGCTTGCGGTTGAACTTGTTGTGGTATTGGAGTTTGTGTCATTCTTTGCTTTTGTAGTTCTTGATTTCTAGCATATGCTCTCATATCAGCTAGTTGTTCAGTGAATTCTACTTGAGCTTTTGTATCACCTTCTTCAACTGCTGTATGAAGTGCTTGTTTTGTTTGTGCATATTTATTTTGGAAATCAGTCGCTACTTGTTGCTGTGAACCTTGTTCAAGTTTCTCTAGTCTTGCTCTTAAATCAGCATTTTCTTGTTCTTGTTTTAATGCTCTATCTTCTGCGACTTTTTTCTGTGCCACTATTTTATTTATCCTAGACTGCACTCGTCTAGTGAGGTTTTTATCGGCAGTATTATTATCTGCTTTAGTTTCTACCTCTGGTTTAGCTTCTTGTTCAGGTTTTTCTTCCTGATTTTCTGCAATTTCTATTTCAAAATCTTGGTTGCCTTTTGCTTTTGTAACCTCAATTTCTCTTTCTATTTCTTCCATTACTGGATTTTTTTCTTCTTCCATGGTTGCGTTCTCCAAGTTATTCGCTGTTATAGATATGCAGTAACTTCTACTCCATCCGGCAAGATAGATGTTATCTCGTCATCATTAAGTAAAAGAAACCTTACTCCATTGATTACCAGTTTTTGACCGGCATATTTTCCGTATGTAATACGATCACCCACTTTAGGTATGGCACTTAGTTTCCACCTTTCACCAGTATTTCTATCTCTATAAGCCAACTCACCGACTGCACATACTTGACCATGAGCAGTAAGGTATGCTTCATTCTCTTGTGCTTTTGATGGCAGTATTATGCCACCTTTAGTTTGTTGTTTTATTTGATTTGGTTGAATTAGTATTTTCCAACCCATAGGAATTGGTAATTGATGTTGTGCTACAGTGCTTTTTGATTCTTCGTCAGTATAAATTTTAGCTATTTCATGTTGATGAGTCATGCCTTAATCATCCTCTCTGTCTAATTTAATTAGAGTTTCGTCAATCATAACACAGGCATCTTCTAAACCTTGTGCTATACCAACGTCTTTTTGATATGATTGGAAGTCTGTTTCTCTACCCTCAATCATCTTCTCGGCTAGTGCCGATTTCTTCTCTCTCAAGTTCTTCTTTATTTTCTTGAGTAATTCCATTGTGTTCATTTAGTTGACTCTCCCCTGTCATAGAAACACCGGTTACAATAACTTGGACGTCCTTATTTTCCATATTTCTTAACCATCTTTTTCTTGCCTTTAATTTTCTTAATTTTTGGTTTAACCATCTTTGACTTACCATATTTCATTTTCTTACCTCCTTTAGATATTAATGATGAAAATTGTGTTCTATTCAAATTGATCTCCTAAAAACACCTTATAGAATAAATAATATTAGCACAAGTACAAAAAAACATCAAAAAAAGGTTTAAAAACGCTTTTTAAGGGTTTACTTATGTATTTATTTAGGTAATACTAAGTGCATGAATAACGAACAACAAAAAATGGAGACTAAATTGAATACAATCACAGAAAAATATGCAGATCATCTTGGTTACTCAGACATTAATCCTTACGAGGTAGTTAGGGTTGTTTCAGAAAAATGTATAGAAATCAGAGCTATGGATTCAGTTCCAGTAAAATGGAAAAAAGACATTGTTCAAGGTGGTTTTTCGCATCATGTAAAAAACCAAGATGAGCAAAAATGGGATATAACTTCTAATGAAGCAAATCCAACCATAAGAATTAGGTTAGTTAAATCTGGTAATAGATACGATCCATCAATAAAAGATTTTGCTCCTGTTTTTGGCTGGAAAGATAAGTATCGCAATAGATACTCTTTATCTAATAAACCAACTAAATTTTATGATTATAACTTTTAATTACTGGGGGAATTTATTTCCCCCATATTTTTACAGGAGTTAAAATGGACATTCATTATCAAAATACTTTTTTATTAAAACAAAATGTAGCAATCGCTAGAAACTTTATGGTTTTGCCTTGGTATTTAGAGCAGTTTAAAGAAATAGAATTAGCTCAAAAGAAATCTAGGCAAGACCCACTCACCTTAAATTTAATACTGCATCATGCACAGAGAAGATTAACCCTTAAAATACAGGAGATTAAATAATGGGATATACTAATTATTGGTATCAGCACGAAGATTTTACTGAAGACGAATGGATGAAGATTAAGATATTTTATCATGGTCTTAATACT